GAAGGGGCCCGTCGTACGCCGGCAGCGGATTCTGAACTACACCAAGGCTCCGGATGGCTCCACGGTTGTGGAGAGCGCTGAGCGGCTCGGGCCGGAGTATGAGCGGGTAGACCCGTTCCGGATCTACCCTGAGCCCGGGATTACCAACATCGCCGACGGGTATCTGTTCGAGCACCACCACATGAGCCGGATGGAGCTGGCCGACCTGATCGGCGTGCCCGGGTACGACGACGATGCGATCCGCAAGGTTCTTGAGGTCGGCAACGGCCAGTCATGGATCAATGAGGATGTCGAGCTCCAGAAAGAGGAAGAGGAGCGGAAGTTCTACGCCTACAACTCCCCGACCGAGATGTTCGATGCGCTTGAGTTCTGGGGGCAGGTGAGCGGCGAGATGCTGCGCGAGTGGGGGCTGAGCGAAGACGAAGTGCCGGACCCGGCTCGCGAGTACGACGCCAATGTGTGGGTCGTCGGGAACTATGTGATCAAGGCGGTCCTGAACTACGACCCGCTGGGCGAGAAGCCCTACGCCAAGACCAGCTTCATCAAGCAGCCCGGCGCCTTCTGGGGCAAGGGGATCCCGGAAATTATCGAGGATCTGCAGAGCGTCTGCAACGCGGCCGCGCGGTCGCTCGTGAACAACATGGCGCTGGCCTCCGGGCCACAGGTCGAGGTCAACCTCGAACGCATACCGCCGAACGAAGACATCACCCAGCTCCACCCGTGGAAGATCTGGCAGGTGACCAATGACCCGCTGGGGTCGAGCGCGCCGGCCGTGCGTTTCGCGCAACCCGATTCTCGTGCGAACGAGTTGATGGGTGTATACGACCGGTTCTCCCGGCTGGCAGATGACCACTCTGGTATCCCCGCCTACGTCTACGGGGATCTGAATGTGCAGGGAGCCGGGCGCACAGCGTCTGGGCTCTCGATGCTGATGGGGTCTGCCGGTAAGGGGATCCGGCAGGTGGTGATGCACATCGACAACGACGTGACCCATCCCATCGTTCGGCGCCAGTTCATCTACAACATGCGCTACGACCCGGACGAGTCGATCAAGGGCGATGCCGAGATCGTGGCCCGCGGCGCGATTAATCTGGCGGTCAAGGAGACGGTCAACGTGCGGCGCGTCGAGTTCCTCAACGCGACGGCCAACCCGATTGACATCGAGATCATGGGTGTCGAAGGCCGGGCGGCCATCCTGCGCGAGGTGGCCAAGGGGCTGCAGATGCCAGTCGATCAGGTTATCCCGTCCCGCGAGAAGATGTCCTATGAGGAGCAGCAGCGCGCCAAGAGCGCAGCAGCCCAGATGGGATCGCAAGGTGGCGGTGAGGCCACGCCCACGTTCCCCGGTGGAATGCCGATGGGTGGGCAGCAGGCTAACACCGTGATGAATCGTAACACTGGGGGTTCGGCATGAAGCGTCCGGGCCCAGACGTGGTAAAGGCGATGGCTCTGACAAGGCGCCAGTTTCCCGAGCTCTTCGAGTGGCTTAGGGAATGGTACCGCGAAGAGCTGGAGCGGCTGCCCAGTGTTGGCCAGAACGTGACTCTTGCTCAGGGGCGGTGTCAGGTTCTCAAGGAGCTTCACGACCACATGGAAAAGTCCCCTGACTGGGCAGCACAATCCAGAGGATAGCTGCGGATTACGCACACCGATAAGGAGCGTTCAATATGGCACTACCGGCGCAAGTCCAGAAGCAGTCTGAGGCAGTGAACAAACTGTACGAAGAGCTCAACGGTAAACCCGAGGAGGCCGGCGTGGATAACGCCGAGGTCGCCGAGGAGACTGTTGGGGTCGATACAGCCGACACGGCCGACAGTGATGGCGGACAAGCACCCGCACCCCGGCAGGAAGAGCAGAACGCCGCGGGTGACAAGGATGAAGAAGAGACCTACGAGCAGCGTTGGCGGTCCCTGCAGGGGATGTACAATGCTGAGGTTCCACGGCTTCACGCTGAACGGCGTGAGCTGACCAATCGCGTGCAGCAGCTGGAGCAGCTTCTGGCGTCGATGACCGCCAAACCCTCGGAGCAGGCTGAGACGCCTGCAGAAAAGCTCATCACCGAGCAGGACATCGAGGATTATGGCGACTCCATCGACGTGATGCGTCGGGTCTTCCGCGAGGAGGCCGGAGCGCTGAAGCAGGAGAACGCCCAGCTTCGCCAAATGCTGCAGCAGATGCAGGCAAATGTTGTGCCCAAGGTACAGCAGCTGTCACAGCGTCAGGCTGTATCGAGCGAGCAGGCGTTCTGGGCAGAACTGCAGACTGCGGTTCCAGACTGGCAGGACATCAACACCAGTCGGGAGTTCCAGTCGTGGCTGCTCGAAGTGGATCCGCTGACTGGCGTGCCGCGCCAGACATATCTGGAGGACGCGCAGCGGAATCTGGATGCACGTAGGGTTGTGAACTTCTTCGCCGCTTGGAAAGGGCAGGCCGGTGTACCGAATGCTCGGAGCACGCGGACAGCACAGTCAGCTTCGGAACTTGAGAAGCAGGTCGCACCCGGAAGGGGGCGGTCCGGTGGGAACAAGACGGCCGGGGAACCCAAGACCTATACCCAAGAGGACATCAAACGGTTCTTTACCGATGTCCAGAAGGGGAAGTACAAGGGTAAGGAGACTGAGCGGGACCGCATTGAGCGCGACATTTTCGCTGCACAGCGGGAAGGTCGTATCGTAACTGCATGATCTAGGAGCTAACAGATGGCTTTCCCTGTCGCCGGCGGCCGCCCGAACTATAGCGGCAACTTCATCCCCGAGATCTGGTCGGGCAAACTGATCGAGAATTTCTACGACGCCACCGTGCTCGCAGCGATCTCGAACACCGACTACGAAGGCGAGATCCGGAGCATGGGTGATACGGTCAACATCCGTACCACGCCGGAAATCACCATTCGGGACTACGTCAAGGGCCAGACCCTGACGGTCGAGAATCCCGACAAGCCGAAGCTGCAGCTTGTCATCGACAAAGGCGAGTACTTCGCTTGCGTCGAGGACGACGTGGACAAGGTCCAGTCGGACATCAACATGATGGACACTTGGTCCAAGGACGCCTCCGAGCGTATGAAGATCAAGATCGACCAGCGCGTTCTGACCGACCTGCTGCCTGACATCGCGGCCACCAACAAGGGTGCGACTGCGGGCGAGCAGTCTGCCTCGTTCAACCTCGGCACCAGCGGCGCTCCGCTGTCGGTGACCAAGGACGGCGCTGGCGGTACCACCTCGGTGGTCGACCTGATCGTCGACATGGGCACCGTTCTCGACGAGGCGAACGCCCCCGAGGGCGACCGCTACCTTGTGATTCCGGCCAAGATGGCAGGGCTCATCAAGAAGTCGGAGCTGAAGGACGCGTCGCTGACCGGCGATGGCACTTCGGTGGTGCGCAACGGCCGGCTCGGCATGATCGACCGGTTCACGATCTACGTGTCGCACAATCTGTACGTCGACTCGGGCAAGTACAGCCTGATCGCCGGCCACAAGATGGGCTTCACCTTCGCATCGCAGATGACGGAGATGGAATCCCTGCGTGCCGAGTCGACCTTCGGCAACATCATTCGCGGACTGCAGGTCTATGGCTACAAGGTTGTGAAGCCGGAAGCCATCGCGCAGGCCGTGGTCTCGTTCTAAGGAGGGTCGATAGATGACTGCTTACACCGACAGCCTCGGCTTCAATAAGGGTACCGCGGATGCGTACCTTGCCCAAGGCAACGACCACCTGACGGTCATGTCCGTCGAGCTGGACTTCGCAGCGATCATCGCAGCGCGTTCGGCGGCCGGGGTTTCGGCCCTGACCACCAGCGACACGCTGCAGGTCCTGCGGATCCCGGCTGGCTCGGTCGTCCTGTCGGCCGGCTACACCGTTACCTCGGTGGAGTCGACCAATACGACGGGTACGCTCGGCCTGACGGACGGCTCCGTGACGTACGCTACCGGTATCGCTATCAACGCGACTGGTACCAGTGCGGCGAACCTTGCGAATCCCACCGTGTACAGCGCGGCGGATACGCTCGACATCTCGTTCGCCACTGCCATGCCGACTGACCTCGTGGTCAAGGCGTGGGTCGTCATGGCCGACGTGAGCTAAGGGTAGGGGCTGCGGCCCCTACCTCCATCCAAGGAGGGACTCATGTCAAAGTATGATGGTGTAACCCATTCTCGGCTGAAGGCGATCAACCTCGAAGCCGACACTGCAACGATCACGCAGTTGAACGTGACCGATTCGGTCTTGAGCACGCGCAAGCGGTTCACGATTGCTGAGGTCAATGCAGGGGCGACGCTCGTCGCTGCTGTGGCGGGCAAGAGCATCCGCATGGTGAACTGCAAGGCCATCGCCATTGGCGGTGCTGCTGCCGCAGTCACGACCGTGGACGTTCTTGGTACCGTGTCTACCAGCCGCAAGCTCGTTGCTTTTGCTCAGGCCAACCTGACGCAGAACACTGTGCTGACCGCCGGTGGTACGGGTGCTGCGGTTCTTGCTGCTGGTGCATCGTACACTGCAAACGACGCAGGTACTGCTGTGACCGTGGGCAAGACTGGTAGCGACGTCACGACTGCTACGCATATCGACGTGATCTTCGACTACGTCCTTGAATAATGATCAGGCCCTTCGGGGCCTGACTCACCATCCGAGAGGATACATCTATGCCCGGCACCCGCATCAAGGACCTTACGGCTCTTTCTGGCGCAGGCAGCGCCAACGACGATGATCTTGTGATCTTCGATGCTGACGCCGATGAGACCAAGCGCATTTCGCGCTCCCAGCTCGCGGCTGGGCTGGTTGGGGACTTGCCTTATACCCCGTCAGGCGGAATATCTGCGACGACAGTGCCGACAGCGATTGCAGAGCTTGATACGGAGAAACAACCGCTTGATGCTGGGCTGACATCCATTGCAGGGCTGACCACAGCCGCTGACAAAATGGTCTACACGACAGCAGCGGATGTTTATGCCGTGGCCAGCCTCACTGCTGCAGGGCGCGCGATTCTGGATGACGCCGATACAGCCGCTCAGCGTGTGACTCTCGGCCTTGAGATCGGGGTCGATATCCAAGCCTTTGACGCTGATACAGCGAAGCTGGATGTCGCGCAGACGTTCACCGCCCAGCAGACAGTCACTTCGGGTCTCGTCCTTCAGAGCGTAGCGGCTGCTGCAATCGCAGCCGTAGGGGATGCGATCAATACGACCGATAAGGTACAGGGCAAAGTGG